CCACTCATCCTCCTGATAAGGACTATGAGTGTCCGATATGTAGTAGAAAATTAGAGGGTCCGATTAGAAATGGTAGGGCATGGCACGTAGATCACTGTCATAAAACTGGCAAGGTAAGAGGGTATCTTTGTTATAGTTGTAACTCTGGTTTAGGACTTTTAAAAGATAGTATACATAACTTACAAAAAGCTATTGAGTGGCTTAGAAAAGATGAAGGAGAGGAAACTAATGAAGAAAGATAAAGGAGCTAGAGAACGTCAGGTTGGTGGTGATCATTATAAGAACTTGACCATACAACCAAATGAATATATAGTAGCTAATAAACTTAGCTGGAATGTAGGTAATGCAGTTAAGTATCTTACAAGATATCGTGTGAAAGGCGAAGGGCTACAAGATTTACAGAAGGCACAACATTATATAGACTTAGAGATAGAACTTTTATATGGCAAGAAAAAGAAAGGGAGGAAATGATGAGCTTACCGACTGAGTATCAGAACTTTATTTACTTGTCCAGATACTCCCGATGGCTGGAAGAGGAAGGTCGTAGAGAAACATGGGATGAAACTGTTAATAGATTAATTACTTTCTTTAAAGTACATGTCGAAACAAACCTTGGTGTTAAGGATCAACTTGATACTAAGGATTGGAGTATGATACGTAATGCTATTCTTAATCTTGAGGTGATGCCTAGCATGAGAGCTATGATGGCTGCTGGCCCTGCACTGGAGAGGGAGAACATAGCTGGATATAACTGTTCTTATATACCAGTGGATAATCCAAAGTCCTTTGATGAGATACTATATATCTTAATGAATGGGACAGGAGTAGGATTCTCTGTTGAGAGACAGTATATTAACCAGCTTCCTACGATACCAGACGTAGAATTTGAGAAGACAGATGATGTTCTTAGCGTAGCTGACTCCAAAGAAGGATGGGCCAGAGCATTCAAGGATCTTATATCCTTCCTATATACAAATAGAATACCCAAGATAGATGTGAGTAAGGTACGTCCTGCTGGTTCCCGATTAAAAACTTTTGGTGGTAGAGCCAGTGGTCCTCAACCATTGGTGGATCTGTTTGACTTTACCATACGTAAGTTTGAAGAAGCCAGAGGTAGGAAACTTAATTCCATAGAGTGTCATGATATAGTTTGCAAGGTAGGTGAGGTCGTTGTAGTGGGTGGTGTACGTAGGTCTGCTCTCATATCTTTGTCCAATCTATCGGATGATCGTATGAGAGCAGCTAAGTCTGGTGCTTGGTTTAATACTGATCCTCAACGAGCTTTGGCTAATAACTCTGCCGTGTATACCAACCGTCCTGACACTGGTGTCTTTATGAATGAGTGGCAGTCCTTATATGAGAGTAAGAGTGGTGAACGAGGTATCTTTAACCGTGAGTCAGCACAACAGAAGGCAGCACAGAATAAACGTAGAGCTTGGGATATAGACTTTGGTACTAATCCTTGCTCAGAGATTATACTACGTCCCAATCAATTCTGTAATCTGACAGAGGTAGTATGTAAAGCACAAGATGATCGTAATTCATTGGCAAGAAAGATACGTATAGCTACCTTGTTGGGTACAATTCAAGCAACACTTACTAACTTTGGTTATCTTAGAAAGAGATGGATAACTAATACCGAAGAAGAAAGACTGTTGGGTGTATCTCTTACAGGTATAATGGATTGTAAGTTGTTGCATTCCTCACCACAAAGGTTAGCATACTCTGCCACTGTTCCTTATCTGGAAGACAATCTTAAATATCTACGTAACGTAGCTGTAACAACGAATAAGAAGTGGGCAGAGAAGTTAGGCATACCACATTCTACAGCTATTACTTGTGTGAAACCATCTGGTACTGTTAGTCAGTTGGTGGATAGTGCCAGTGGTATACATACCAGACATGCACCATTCTATATCCGTACTGTTCGGGCAGATAACCTTGATCCTTTGACACAATTCATGAAGGAACATGGTATACCTAATGAACCAGATGTCACAAGTCCAGACAATGTATCTGTCTTTTCCTTCCCTGTTAAGATAGATCCTAAATCTAAATTCAGAAATGATCTGAGTGCCATAGAACAACTGGAGATATGGAAGGTATATGCAGAGCATTGGTGTGAACACAAGCCAAGTGTTACTGTCTCTGTGAAGGAACGAGAATGGATACAGGTAGGAGCATGGTGTTGGGATAACTTTGATCATTTATCTGGTGTCTCATTCCTGCCTTATTCTGACCACAATTATAAACAAGCTCCCTATCAGGAGATAAACAAAGAGGAGTATACCAAAGCAATGAAGAATATGCCAAAGAAACGTATTGATTGGTCCTTGCTCACAGAGTTTGAGAAGGAAGATAATACTACAGGATCACAGGAACTTGCTTGTACTGCTGGTGTATGTGAGCTGGTGGATATCACATGAAGGAAGGTAAAGTATGGGGCAACACAATAGACCTGCTGAAAAGTCCTGCTATTGAGATACATCAGATATATATAAAGCCAAGATCCTATTGCTCATTGCATAAGCATCAGACAAAGTTCAATGCTTTCTATGTTATTTCTGGTAAGCTACAGATAGAACGGTGGAAGAATGACTATGATCTAGTGGATCAAACTATGCTACATGCTGGAGACTTTACCGTAGTACCACCGGGAGAATATCATATGTTTACCAGCCTTGAGGAGTGTGTTAGTGGGCTTGAGATATACTGGAGTGAGTTGAATCATAATGATATAGTAAGGAAGAACTCTGGTGGAATAAAAAGTTCTTGACATATAGGTAGATATATGAAACAATACAGAATGGAATGCCATACTGGGTTCCTAAACAAAGGAGAAAAGATATGTTAAATCATGATTTGTGGCCTAGATATTTTATTGGGTTCGACAGAATGCTGGCTAATTTTCCAGCTCCTACTAATAATACGGATGGTGGTTATCCTCCGTATGATATTGTCAAATCAGGTGAAGACGAATACTGTATAGAAATGGCTCTTGCAGGTTTCACCAAGGATGAGATTAGTGTTGAGGTTAAAGAAAGTAACTTAACTATAGAAGGGGATGCCAGTGATAGACATGATAACTCTGACTATGTTCACAAGGGAATTGCTAGGAGAGCATTCCAGAGGAAGTTCGTACTTAACGACACGGTTGAAGTCGAAGGGGCTGATCTTACCGATGGGGTACTCCATATTCGATTGAAGCAGAATATCCCTGAAGAACAAAGACCAAGAAAAATAACTGTTAACTAAGGAGACTCCATGAATACAGTCTATATTGGCTATGACCCGAAAGAGGATATGGCCTACCAAGTTTTAAAGTTTTCGTTGGAACGTATAACAACGAAACCAATAAGAGTAGTACCTATCCGATTAGATGTAGTCCAACGTATGGGTCTGTATCGTAGGGAGTTTTCGGTGATGGACGGTCAGAGATATGATACTATTGATGGTCGTCCATTTTCCACTGACTTTTCTTTTACCAGATTTCTCGTTCCATTTCTGAATATGTTTGAAGGCAAGGCTCTGTATATGGATTGTGATATGTATATGAGGACAGATGTGGCAGACCTCTTTGATATATGTAATTTAGATTACTATCCTCTGTGGTGTGTACATCATGAGTATGAACCAGAAGCTAGTAGTAAGATGGATAACAAGGTACAAGAGCCATACCGTAGAAAGAATTGGTCAAGTCTTATAATGTTTAACTGTGCTCACGAGGCTCATAAGAACCTCACCATAGATGATATCAATACACAATCAGGTAGATGGTTGCATGGCTTTGAGTGGCTACCTGATAAGGAAGCAGACATAGGACGTATCCCTGAAGAATGGAACTGGCTTGATGGTCACTCTGCTCCTAACTTAGAAGCAAAGAATGTACACTTCACAACAGGTGGACCTTGGTTTGAAGGATGGGAATGTAGAGGTAAGGTAGATGCAAAGTATGCAGTCGAATGGACTAATGATGCACGATGGTTACAAGCTAACGGCATGGTAGATGCCGAAGTAGATTATTTAATAAAGGCAAGAACTTAATGACAAAGATAAATGTAGTTACAGCATTCAATGAGAACTCTCTTAA